CTTGTCAACTCTTGGCTTGTAGGAGTCATATTATTTGTTATTAATTTGTCTTTTCTTGGTTGTCCAATATGTATACTTGCAAGTATATCACGAATCTCCCTAACGTGGTCTTCAGAATAATATGATCTGATTTGCCATCCCCTTTGTCCATTAACCTTGGATCCTATTGGTGGAGGAATGATTTCCTGTTTAATTAATGTTGGGATATACTTTCTGTGACGATTAATTAATTTAGCAGTCTCTGCAACAGTGTATGCTTTTTGTCTATTTTTTCTAAAGTCAGATCTTAAACATGTCTCAAGTCTGTCCTTAGTAATATTATAAAACGTTACCATACCTGTAGATCTTGAACTATGATGAAGCCTAATGAGATCTCCATTTAAAAACCATATCTTTTGATTTCCTTTAATGACTGGAGAATCATTATATACATCATTGATAATCTTCTGTTTAGAAGTTATATCTGATCTTGCCATTTTTAATTTGGTATACCAACAATAATTAGATTAACAGCAAGAGAAAGGTCTCCAGAAGCACCAAATCTTACCACGCCTTCAACTCTTGATGTTGTGATTGTTTTTAAAATTACTGTAACATTTTGACCTGCTGGAGTGTTTCCAATATTAACTGGTGTTGCGGTTACAATAGGTTGATATTTAAAGTCACTTGGGAAGTCATATGAGAATGTTTTTTCAGAAGATGAAGATACTGTTGCATTGTTATATACCTGAACGTATCCACCAATAACTCTAGCCTCTGATGTTTTGATATTTTGCTTACCAGCGCTTACTGTATCAATAGTTGTATAGTTATATGTAGCAGATGAAACCTGTGTCGATAAATCGTTTACTGTTTCAGCAAGATGATACAGATATGTTACGTCTAGCGGTTGCCCTCTTTCTGGCAAAGGTATTTTTGACATTATTTCCTCCTACTTAAGTATAGCATTAAACTGTCCATGGACCACCTTCATAAACTTTGAGGAAGTCTACATCTCTCATAATGGGATTTCCTTTAAGATATACCTCAACAGATAGTTTATTAGGTGCTTCCTCTTGGTCAATACCAAAAATAAAATAGGTGTCTGGAATTAAAACACTTATGCTTGAACCATTTGATCTAGATACATAGATCCAATCTCCACCATCATTTTTATCCCATCTTACCCAAACATCATATTCAGTTGCTACTTTAACTACGCTGCCATCTTTTGTTAACTTTACAGCATCCCATACAAGGCTCATTAAACTTCCAGCCTTATTATGTGCTATATTTCCAGTAATATATGTATAGTCTGGCTTAATCAAATGTGTTGGAGACCAGTGAGATGTTCTGTTCTTGTCTTCTGAAATAATTCTGTACCTCACAATATGGCCTTCAAGTAATGGGTTTATATCTGGCAGGCTATCGTAATTTATTTTTGCTTTCTTTATTTCTTTATCTGCCATTATGAAACACCAACCACAAATCTAAATTCTAAATAGTTGCTTGAGTTTGGAGCCTTGACAATTGCTTCTTCTGTATCATTTCTAATAATAGAATATCCGACCAAGCCATAAAGTGGATTTACCGTTGCTATATTTTCTAGTCTTAATGCATCCATTGCGATGTAATAATCTCCAGAAGGTGCGTCATCTTTAAATACAGAGGCATAGATTTTAATAGTAGTAACTATGTCCCAGGTAAAGTTAGCACTTCTATATAATTCTTGTAATTGCTTTTTAACTGTGTAATATCTATTTGATGCAAAATCAACACCATCAACTGAGTCTTGCAGATCTACCTCAAACCTTGCATATTCTGCACCAGCACTATCTGTAGATGCAAACTCTAAAAGAATTTTAGCAGAGTCTGGAATAGACAAAGAATCGCCATCTTTATTTAAAACTGAAAAAGCAAGTCTTAGTTCATCAATTGGAGAGTTCTTTGTTAGATCAACAGTTGTACCAGTTATATGAATATGGTTTGATCCATCTTCAACTGTTAGGTGTGTGCCAGAGGTTAACTCTGCTTCGTCTCCACGAACAATAACTGTATTATTTAAAAACCTACATCTTTCATATCTTTGTGCTCTATTTACTTTATAAAAAATATTATTATCTGCATTAGTCTGAAATACTGGATCAGTTGTTGCAATTATATTGTCATCATTTGGGCTATCCAATGAAGCAGATATTGTAGGAATTGTTGTCGATGCTGTTGATGTATGTCTTTGCCAAGTTTCTGTAGAAGAAAATGATAGGATTGTTTTACTGTCATATGACTTAGCAGAAGGGTTTGATCCAGCAGAGTATATTCCAACCTCACTGATTTCGTATCTTTCTTCTGTTGGTAGTTCTGCTGTTAAGACTATCTTAGATATTCCATCTTCATTAATTAATCCCCTCGAAGTAATAGGAATTCTAAACATTTCAAAGTCTAGATTTGTTTTAGCAGAATAGTCGCCAACTGGATCAGATGTCAACAATGGCTTTGGACCGCAGCCAACAGCAATATATGACGCATATGCTGGAACCTGTCCAAGCAAATACTTGCCAATAATATTCTTACCAGTATTAGTTATCATTTACGCTCCAAAAGTTTCTATATCAATTGTACCACTCGTTGCCACATATATCTCTATTTGCTCATCGCTATCAAGATTAATACTTTCAACAATGATATTTCCAGTACTGGATTCAACATAGACATTGTTTCCATTAGGACCATTTCCCACTACTGGTATCTTGTTGTCTAACTTAATTGAAAAGTTTTGAAAATACTTGTCTGCCGTGGCCTGAATATTTAGAATGTTATTTGGGTTATACTGTTGCTGTATTGCTGATAGGTTAGCAATTGGCTGGTAAGAAATCTGTTGCCCATTAACTGTATCATTTCTTGCTATATTGATTAATTCTTGACCACCAATATCTTCAAAAATTAAATCAAAAAGAATTGCACTATCTAAAGAAGAATTATCAAAAAGAACTGTATCTATTGGTGCAGTTTTAACTGAAGGTGCAGCCATAGATGCTGCAGCAACTGTTGGGGTCTGTGGTGTTGAAGATACTGGAGCAACTGTTGTTTGAGAATTAACTGACACTGTTTTTGTTTGGCTGGCTGCTGGTGCTGTAGATGTTGGCTCTTTTGGTGCTGCTATAGGTGCTGCAACTACTGGAGTTCCTCTACTGCTTCCTGCTGCATCAATAAAAGCATTTCCACTTAATGGATTGTAGGCAGATGGCTTAACAGAAATATTGGGTGTAGATAAACCTAGCACACCTTTTTCAGAAGCAGTCAGAGCAGCGCTACCATAGTTTATCAATTGTGTTACTGCACGATCTTGTGCTGTTCCAACTGTGATGTTTGGAGTTTTATATACTACAGGGGTCATTTTTGATTTGGCTAATAGTGCAGCATCTTCAGGATCTATATCATGTATAGCCATTTTAAACCTCACTCAAATAAAGCGTCATGCTTGGGCCATTACTATTTCTAGCATACTCTATATTATACACAACAAATCTAGAAGTATCAGAAGAAACTACATTGATCCCTTCTTCATTCTTATAGTCAATTGTTAAGATATCGCCTAGTTGAATAGTTGGGATAGCAAATAGGTTTACGCCAATCGATTTCTTAGGTACCATAACCTTATTAATAATCCATCCCATCAAAGACTTAGCATCATCTTCTGTTTGAATATACTGGCTATCAATAGAGAATTCATTCTTACCGTAGATCATTCTGCTTTGCTTAATTGTGTCATATTTTTCTTGTTCTATGAAAGGTGCATATACAAGTTGGCTACCCTTTAATTCTGGAGTTGAAAAGTTTCCACGTTTGTTAAAGTATTCATCTACGCTTAATTGGTATGTTGTATCTTGTGTAAACGTAATTCCTTGTATTCTTAAAAAGTTTCCAGTAGTTTCATCTAGGCTAAGTGCCTTATCTGTAGAGTTAAAGATTAAGAATTCTGCACCATAAGAGTCTGCAACAAAGCCAGATACTGTATATCCTTTTATTCTATTTAAAACTGGGGAAAGTTTTGCATAAAGTGCTGGGAATGCACGATCATACTTAATATCAAAATATGCACACTCTCTCATGATTGTTCCAAATTCTTCAAAGTACATCTTGTACTGTGGTGGTTGTTGTGCACTAATGCCAGATAGGTATGTAGATTGGACAATTCCACTCATAGCATATCTTGAAAATGATTCATTTGCATTAATCTCATTATCACCAAAAGCACTAGAAAGTGTTTGCCCAACTGTAAATACTGTATTTTGAGAATAGTTATCTGTTAGTGCATATACATTTTCATACATGCATTTTGAAGATCCACGAGTAAACAATGCTATGTTGTTATACTTTGGAAGAGGATCTGGGTCATCAACAATTTGAACTAACTTATTATTGATATATAGGAAGAATCTTCTGGTAGTTCCAATATCTTGATATTCTACAGCAAGATCGTAAACAGTTGGATTTGATTCACCGCTTACTCTGTATTGTCCAGTAAACTTACCATCATCAACAAGGATACTTGTTAGTCCCCCCCAAAGTTTAATTGGAATTGCTTTATCTTGTCCACTTTGTTTTTTAACTTTATAGAATAAGATATTATTTATTGCTATATCAGATTCACCAGATGAATCAAGATTTAGGTATGTACTTATATTTTTTTCTGTTAGTGCTGCAATTTCAAAGTAGTATCCATTATTTGTTTCAGGATTTAACAGTACTGCTATTCCACCAGACGAACCACCTATGTTTGTATTCTGATCTGTTGCAGATGCTGTTGCTTGATAATATGGGGTACTGCCGATTGGGGCCTGTGTCTCATTAACATCATTGTTTACGGTTCCAACTATGCGTACTCTTGTTCCAAAATGCTTATAAGAATCATCTAGTTGCTTATATACGTATGATAAAAAGTTAATTGGCTTTTGAGAAGTTGTAAATGATGGTCCATTTATAACAAGAGCAGATGACTGAACTGTTCCAGTTTGTGTAGTTTTTAGATTATTTACTTGGGTTTCAGTTAAATAATTTGTAGCCATAAAGTTTTTAATAATGCCACTTCTGCTTGTTTGTCTAGCCAAAACATTATCACTGCCAGCAAGACCAAGAGTTGTTGTTGGATAGGATATATTTTGTAATAGTTTAGTGGTATATAGATATTCTGATTCCATATTAAATCCACGTACATAGTCATTGTTTGACCAATAATCTCCAATTCCTGCAAAGTGTGATGCTATTGTTGTTCCAAACTGTGCACGACCATGTTCTGCAACATCTCCATTTTTTAGTCTAGCAACTCCTGCTACAGTCTCATAGTATGGCTTAGAAAAAATTCTAATAAGTCCAGTTGGATATATTTTTCCATTAAATGGTAATTGTGAAAAATACTTTTGGTATTCTTGATTGCTTGTTATCCATATATTGCTAGATCCCTGTCTATATCCAGTAGGAGCAGTTCTTCCTGGCAATACAGGCATTGGCTTGGATTCGTCTATTGACCCATCAGTTTTTACTGGATACCATATCGGTAATGTAATATTAAACTGAACAGCATCATACTTTATAATTTCACCGTTTGAATAAAAGTATCCATTATATCTTGTTAGCCAATATATATTTTCACCTAAGTCCATTATATTGTTTATAACTACATTTTTTGAAACAGTAGGTGGAACATTTGGAAGATTTGAATTAAGTGGCATTGCACCAAGGACATAACTTCCTTGCTTAGAAGCAACTTCATTTATAGTCTTTGTAGCATCAGTGCCAGAAACTTCCCATAACAATGATGGCTTATATATCCATGTTTTTTCATTATCAACTAATGTTGATTGACGAATTGATCCGTAAGATCTTTGAATATATCTTTCGGTATAGTTAATCTTGCCATCATTATAAATCTTTTTATCTTCTGAAGATATCGATAAAATATTAGGAAGATAGCCAGATGATGAATTCTTAACTACACCAGTATCTGTTTGGTTATTTGATCCAGATATGATAAAGTCTGTTTCTCTGTCTGCAGCATCTGGCATAAGATAGTCTTTGCTCATTACAATAAAATTATTATATTCATCAAAGAACATTGATGTTTGTGTTGCAATTGCTAACTGATTTAATACCTGTGCCACGTTTTGGTCTGGTGCTACGAAGAAATATGGAATGATGGCTTCGGACTCTCCATTAACTGTTTTAAAAGAATAGTTAGTAAAACCAACATAGTCAAGAAGTAGAGAGACTGCATAACTTAGGGATGTCTCTGTTGTTAGCATTCTTGGTGCTGGCATAGATTCCAAGAAAAAGAACATGTCTCTTAGAGTTAAGGAAATTGTTGAGCCAGTAAAGTCTGCTTGAGGAAATCCTTCAGAGTATAATGTTTTTATTGGAACATAGTAGTCGCTACCGTTTACATCAAGAATTGTTTCATAAAAGTTAAACTTAATATTCTTTCTTATATATTTATGAATTATGCTGTTAGTATTTTCTTCATTAAACGCTTGATCATAGTCAAATAAACTTAGGTTTCCAGTAGACGCAAGCAACTGTCCAACTGGCATTGATGTAATTCCAAGATCAGACAAAACCTTTGTTACCTTAAAATCAATAACTCTGTCAGAGATATCTGCAACAAGTCGTGGGGACATTTCAATAAGATCAAATGTTGAATCAAACTTATTCATTGTGTAACAAACAATTCTAATTCCACGAATATATTCAAACTCTCTGTATGTTGTAGATCCACTTATAGGGTTTGCAAAATATTTTGGATTAGTTAGATCAGAAACAAAGTCTGTATTATTTGTTATATCTTCTGTACCAAGTTTCCATCCATATTTTGGAGTAAATGTTTCATACTCTCCATTAGTCCAAATATAAAATAGTCCATTCTCTCCCTCATTACTTACAACAAGGTATGCATACCCGTCTATAGATTCTGAAGGCAAAAGGGTTTCAGAAGAAAGTTGTTCTGCAAAAATAAAAATATCTTTATATGTTTCTGGAACTATCAAACCATACTGTAGTTCAACATATCCATCTGAACCAACAATGCTTAGTCCATTATCTCTAGTGTCATCATCTTTAAAACTATATGCATCTACCCAGTTATTTCCGTTAAGGGTTTGAATCTTCCACCGTTTAGGAACTGTTTTATTTGTTTCACCATACAGAGGATCCTCGACTGACCCTGTAATAGTTGTAAACGGACCAAGGTTAACATCGCCAACATTAGTTTGCATCTTAACAACTATCCTGTTTGCTGGCAATTGTTCTTTATAAACAACAAAAGGGGCAGTGTCATCAATAAAGAACAAGTTGTTTACTTTATTTTTTGCAATACCACGCTCTATGCCATTTTCAGTTCTATAGGATGTCCAGTATTTAAACTGATCATTTCTTGAAGGCATATAGTATCTTGGTCTTTCAGCCAATCGAGACCCAGAGTTTGCTAAGAATCTTCCACTAAAATATAAAGGTTTATTGATTCCAGACCTTGGCCTAAAAGGATTAAGGCAGTCCTCTAAAGAATATATCATCTTCATCTTATCTTTATTTGATAAAAATGTTTGTGGAACGTCTGCATCTGTATATCCACCATCAACAACTACATCTGCATCTGTTGCATTTGTGTATGCATTATTTAAATCTTGATTATCAAAATTACTTGTGATTGATTTATATACAGAATCTTCTTCAAGCGGTCTATGGCGATAGTTTCCAACTTTATAAATATTATCTGGAGTATTCATATTCCATTCTGCTAAAACTAATGAATTAATTTTAATAGATGAAGATGTTTGTAAATGATCTTTTAATTCTTCATTTATAAACATTTATGCCTCTTCCAGTGTTACCGATATATTCCAGAGGTCAAAGTTACTTCCACCACGCTTTATAACACTATAATTAAAGTCTGCTATAAATACTTCTAAAATTTCACTATACTGTCCAAGATGATCAAATGCATTTTCATCATTTCCAAAATTACTATAATTATCATAGGATAGGAACAACCAGAAGGATCCAGTATGATTTTTATACCAATCTAGAATATCTACACCACCTGCACCACCATCAGATGTGTACTCGTCATTTTGATTCTTATGTGGAGAGATTCCTGTTTCTAAATCAAAATCTGGAACAGTTGAATATCTTCTTGATGGCAAATTGTTCCAAGAAGTAGATATTGTAAGTTTATCTGCAATATGATGAGATCTCATTCTGCCATTTACAGTTCTCTGTCTTTGTTCAATTCTTGTTCCGCTAAAACTAATATCATTTCTATTATGATCCGAAAGAATTAAAAATTGGTCTATTAGTTCTGGGTCAGTACCAGTTGGAACATTTGATCCAATTTCATACCCAGTTGGGACATATAAGCCATCTACTAAAGTTCCAGGGTTATTAGACCAAAGCATTGCCTGTGGTCTTTGGTATCTCTTTCTTCCTACTACATAGGCTGAAGTAGCCATTATCGCTGTCCTCTAATTCTTTGTGAGTCAATGGTTCTAATTTGATCAATAACTGTTTTTGCTATTTCATTTGCATTAACATTAGAGCCACCAACTGTAATTCCAACATTATAATTATACACTGAAGACGAACTAGAATTTGAAACTTGTGTGACCTTAGAACCAGTGTATCCGTTATTTCCTGGAACATTAAAACTTTGTCTATTCATTGATTCTAAAATTGGTCTATATTGGCTTGTTGCTTTGCGTGTCATGACAAACTCACCTGGGGTAAGCATTGACGGTATAGTGTCAGTTCCTGATGCAAATCCACCACTAGCAAAATATCTAGGAACTAAGCCACCCTTAGCAAAACCAGGCCATGGGGAGTAGGTAAATGAAGGGTTCTTGCTTGTGTATCCATAATTAGTTGGATCCACACCCTTACCTATAGGATCTACATATGCTGCAGATGTAGGATCTGTTGTATTAAATCCAAAGTTTTCACTGTTTGAAGATTGCTTGCTTCCTGATAGTTTATTCCATTCAGCATTGATCAACTTCATTGCCTCCAGCGTAGAATCAAGTGTATTATTGTATGTAATCAAAGATGAGTATGCTGCATCTATCTCTATTTGATTTGTTTCCCACTCTTTTGCTGTTTTACCAAGATACTTTAATTGTAAAACTAATTCTTCTGTTTGTTTATTATACTTATCTAAAAGTATAGTATTTTCATCAACACTTTTTTGTAGTGGGGCAATGATCTGTTCTTTAATTCTAAGAATTTCTTGCTCATAGTTATAATTTGCATCTTGTAGTTTTATAACTTTCTCTTGCTCTATTCTTCTTAGTTGTTCTAGTCTAAATATTTCTTGAGAATTTTGATATAGTTTTTCATCAATCTGAGCCTTAGTCAAACCACCAACAGTTATTCTTGCAAGTTCTGCTTCTCTTGCAGCATCAAGTGCATCTTGAAGATTTCCTACTTGAGCATTTGCTGCTTGTGCCCTAGCATCTTGCATTGCAGCAGCAGCAGCAGAAATATCTCCTTGAGTAATTGCATCTGCAATTGTCAACTTAGACTTTTCTTGTGCTGCAATTTTTTCATTAATTTGTGAAACTTCGTCTAATGCCTTGGCCTGGGCATCATACTTTTCATTAATCAGATTAGACTGGTGATCTATAATACTTAGATTGTTTTGAAGGATAGTAGACTCGTCATTTATTGCCTGAATTGGTCTATCGTAGTTCTTATCTATTGCATTATTTAGAGCAGAAATATCTCTAATATTAGAATCAATTAGTTTTTGTTGTGCATCTACATCTATTTGGGCTGCATCAATTGCTACCTTTGCTACGTCAATCTTATTTTGAAGATCTTCTGCTCCAGCCTCTCTTTGATTTTTGATCAATGCTTCTTGTGCTGAAAAATATGATTGTGCAATATCATTTTGTGCATCAAACTCTGCCTTAGCATTTTCTTTAGTAACTAGAGCATATTCTCTACCTTTTTTAATTAATTCCGCATACCCCTTAATTTTTGCTGTTGTTGCTTTTGAGTTTGCAATAAGTGCAGCGTCTTCAGCATTTTGAATAATATCTAGGGCATCTTTATATGAAACTCCAGCAGCAGTTAATTTTTGCATTGCTTTCTTTTGGTCATCTAATGACTTGATTCTATCACTTTGCTCTTTTACTAATTCTGCCCAAGTTTTTTTCTTAGGTCCTGAATCAGTAGTAGGTGTAATATAATCATTTACGCTTGCAGCATTTGCTTCTTTAATCATCTTTAATCTTTCAGCAATTAAAGAATTGATTTTTCTTTCTGCAGTTTGTTTTCTTCCTATTAAGAAAATATCATTACCGCCATAAGACAAGGCATCAAGATCTTGTTGGGAAATACTAGTCTGTAATCCAAGACCTGCTGCTTGTGTAAGTAATAGTTGATCTTTATAATCTGACATCATTGTTATTGCTTTGCTTAATGGATTTTCCATATCTGCAAAAACAGAATTTAAAATAATCTGTTGTTGACTTGCTTCAGGAACGCTGGTTCTTAATTCATTAAACATATTAGTAATCATGGTGTTATAAGTTTCACCACTTATTGTTCCTTGATCAAAAAGTCCTTGGGTTGTTTGCAAATAGGTCTTCATCAGATTTGCTTGATTTTTTATTGTTGCTTGGAACTGATTAGACAAAACTGTATTTCTGTATTTAGTTGCTTTACCAGTATTTGGATCAATTCCACTTATAAGAGTATCTTGTAATACATTACCCTTTTTAGTAAATCCCTTTGCAACTTTCTTAAAAGATTCTTGTAAGTCTTTTTGAATTGAAATTATACTTTTTTCGTCAAACTTTATAGATCCAAAATCAATATCAAGATTTGATTTCCCAGCCTGCTCTTTAATTGCATCAATAATAATTTGAACTTGTTCTTTAGAAAAGTCTTTTGATAAAAGTTCTAGCCCTCTAAATTTTAATGCAAGTATTGCTTCTTGATCTGACAAGATTTTTGTTGCTGAAACATCTTTTGAAAATTCTTTTGTAAAAGTATCAGAGGATAAAAACTCATCTAGTTTAGTTCTGCCTTTACCGCTTTGAACAGATAGGCCAGTTTTGCTATCAAAACCAGTTTTTCTTGGAGTTACTCCAAAATATTCTCCCAATGCTTTTAGTTGCTTTGTGCTATTAGAAACAGCAATTCCAAAAGCCTCTAGTTTTACTCTCTGTGCTTCTTGAACTCCTGAATAAACCTTCCATGCACCAACGACAACACCAATTGCAGCAGTTGCTAAACCAATTGGTCCTAGAAATGCTTTTAGATATTGTGCACCTCGCAATAATAAACTAAAGAATCCAGTCCCACCTACAGACTTTGCTGCTGATGCTCCTAGGGCTGCCCTGCTTGCTAGTAACTCTGCAACCTTTGCTTGGGTAAGTAATTGAGTTACTGACATTAATCCAAAAAGTAGTCCTGAGAACTTCATTATTTGGCTTGATGCATTGCCTATAGCACCCCCCATAAGCGATCCAGCGCCTGCTAGAGAGGTTAAAGCAAAGGTTCCACCCATTATGGCAGAGTTAAGTTTAGAAAGCCTCTCATGGGTCTCTTGCATGCTTCTTGCCTGTTGTGTTGTTTTATTTTTAATTTCATCAGAAATAGGCATTTGTGATGTCAGTTGACTAATTGTTGTTCTTGGTCTAACTGGGCCACCTGTATTTGAGAGTGTTGCAATATTTGCTGTTTCTTCTGCCTTGACCTTAAGTGCAGTGTCTCCATCTTGCATTCCAAGTCTAAGGCCATCTACAATATTTTTGCCAAGTCTTCTTGTTCTCTTTGAAGGAGATCTTGTTTCTGCTTTTTGTTCCATGGCAGTAAGTGCCTGATCTATTGCTTCAACTCCTTCTGCTTCTATTACTCTAATAAATTCTGTATTACCTCTAAACTTTTGTAGAATTAAATCTTGTTGTGCAGCAGCAATTTCTGCAGCGGATCTAGAGCCAACACCTGCTGATGCTGGTCCCATACTCATTCTGGCACCTGCTGCTGCGATTGTTCCTTGTGCAATTACACCAAATCCAGAAGTTGTTGACTTCATTAATTGTGCATCTGCTAACATCTCTTTTAAGATTTGTGCCTGTATTTGAAGTTCTTCTTCTGATAGTGCAAGATCTCTTGTAATCTTTTCAAGTATTGAAGCCTTCATTGATTCTGAAGCATCAACATTTTGTAATTTTGAAATATATGCTCTTTGATTTTTTTCATTAGTAAGAAGCATACTCATTTCATTTTCTGCTCTTGCTTGTGCAACAAACAATCTAGTATCCCATGCTGCGCTATATCTTTTTTCTGCTTGAGTTACTTCAACTATGTGTGCTCTATCAACCTGTAAGGCTTGTTCTAACTTTCTTCCAGAAATTCCCATATCTTCATAGGCTTTACGAACTGCATCTGCTGCTACTTTAGCACGTCTTACTTCTTCAGCACCCAGATCTCCACGAGTGCCCATAAGTTGTGCAGAAACACTACCTTTAACTCCAGCACCTGATGCACTGTAATCTCTTTCTCCAATAATGTTTTCTGGTATTTGAATATTAGATATTTCTCTTGCAACAATATCTAGTTCTTTTGTAAAACTTGAAAAACTTATTCTAGCATCTTGAGAAACTCTTGCAAGTGTTTCTGCAATAATTGTTTGTGCGTTTGCAACTCCAGATGTAGCGTTCATCATATTGTCAATTACAGACTGAATCTGTGCTGCGTTTCTATCATTAAATAGATTTGCACCTACTGCTCTTCCACCAACACTGAGGACTCCCTTTGCAAACCCTGGTATATTTCCAGCAATCATTCCCTGTATTAATGGTGCATACTTCTTAGCCATTGGAGCAGGAATAACTGCTTCTCCTGGAGTAAGCATTGCTGGGACAGTATCGCCAGTACCACTTCCTGGAACTATTGCTACTCCATCTGCATACTTGCGTGGTAGCATTGCACCAGGATTATTTAGCATAAAGTTCTGTCCTGCTACAGTGGCACTTTGATATGCACTAATTAATCCATTTAGTGCTTCTGCCTCTACTGTAAATTGTTGAGTTAAACTTGCGTGTGCCTGGTTTAATGAGTGTGATGCAGCAGCAGCATCGATCTGCTCCATTGTTAAGTATTGGGTTTGTTCTCCAAGTATTTGGGATTGTCCAGTTAGTCTTAGGTATCCGTTTCTTAATGTCAAAAAGAGTTTAACAATATTTGCTACACCGTTTGCAAGCAAACCAAATGTCATAAGGAGAACTGGGCCAAGTCCACCAATTGCAGTTAACATTAATGTTATTGCTTTTTTAGTTCCATCAGATAGGTTTCCAAATTTTTCTAAAATGTTTCCAACAAATTCAACAATTGGAGTTACTGCTTCAAGAAATGCTTTACCTACTGGAACAAGGGCTACCTTAAGATCTTCAACAGTTTTCTTAAACTTATTCATTGCAGATTCTGCTGTTTGTCCAAGTTCTTTTTCAGATAAAGATGATAGATCTTCTACTGAGGAATTTGCTAATGCAAGAACACGAGCAGCCTGATTTCCTTCTTTTGTAACGTTAGCAAAAAGTGTTGATAGACGGGCAAACTGGAACTTTCCAAACATTTGCTCAATTGCCTGTGCTCTGTTTAGTGGATCTAGTTGATTTAATGCTTGTGCAAATTCTATAACTGTTGCTTTTAGATTTCCTTTATTTCTTGTAACAATATCAGTTGCATTTATACCAAACTGCTTTAGCATTTCGTTTGCTTTGCCAGTAGGATTAATTAATGCTGCAAGACCAGACTTAAGTGCGTTTGCTCCTTCAGATGCATTAATTCCACCTTCCTTCATTGCAGCCATAAAGAATGTTAAATCTTTTACATCTCCACCAAGTTGTTGGATTACTGGAGCAACTTTTGGAATAGCAGTTGTAATATCATCAAGAGATACAACGGTTTGGTTTTCTACTGCGTTAAGAAAGTCAATTGATGATGCTAAGTTTGCAGAGGACATGCTAAAAGCATTTTGAAGAGATATAGTTGTCTCAAGTGCTTTTTGGCTATCTATTTGTCCTAATACAGAAAGTCGTGTTGCTTCCGTTGTTTGTCTTTGTAAATCTATACCCTGGAAACCTGCTGCTGCAGCATCGGCTGCAAGGCCAACTGTCTGGGAAACTGCAACGCCATATTGAGTAAATCCTCTAGCAAGTTCTGTAATGCCATCTAGCGCTGCCTGAGTTTGTTCTTGAGAAGTAAATAAATCTCCATAAACCTTTTTAAACTTAAGCGCTTGGGCTTCCATATCCATAAATGTTTTGGTGGCTGTTGTTCCAAGTATAGATAATGGAACTGTAAAACCAACCATCAACTGACGGCCTGCCCACTGTGTATTCTTACCGAAGTTTAGAAGATTGGTAGATCCCTGCTTCATTAATTGATTAAACAGTGCTTGTTTTTGTGCTGCTATAGAAGTCTTTGTTGCATAATCATTTAGGTTAAGACTGGTTGGCATAATAGACATAGCCTGCATTGCGCCATTGGTATCACGACCTAATTTGATATATTGTGTTTGAAGTCGCTTGACTCTTTCTGTTGCAACTTTTTCAATTGTGTCAAACTCTGACTTGAAAAGTTTTCCAAAAGTTTTTGTAGCACCTCCAGCATATCGGAAGTACTCTCGCATTGAAAACTTGTTTTTTTCAAGCGATGTTGTAAAAGCCTCAGATGTGGTTTTGACAGTTCTCATTTCGGCAGAGAAAGCGCCGAGAGAGTTAATGCTGTTTAGTAGATTTTTTTGTAATGACTTTTGTGCAATTGCAGCAGACTCACTGCTTTTTGCAATAGAAGTATGAAACGTGGATATTTGCCTTTGCAAAACCTTGAGTTGGGCAAGGGCTGCTGAACTATCAATGTTTACATTAATATTAGCATTGACATCAGCCACGTATCATACCTCTTCTATTAATTATTGCATATTTAAAACGTCAGTAACAGATGATAGATTGATACCAGATGCTGCTTCTACGATTTTATACACAGTAGGGAGATCTAATAGATCTTCCAATTTTGCAATGTCCCCAGCCAATTCTGGCTTATATTGCTGCATAGCAATTTGAACACATTCTATTAGCAGAGTCATTGATTTTTCGTTGTCCTCTGCAACCTTTGCCACCCCTTCAAACTTCTTCATAAACGGACGAAGAAGAGAGATTTTTAGTGGGCGAACGGTTATTTCTGTGCCATCAATCAGTTTAACTGTATCAGACTCATGAGTAGTTGTCGCCATTTTACCTCCTATAGGTTGTCTCAATTATAGCATAAAAACACTATTTTGTTAGGTCTTCGTAATCAAGACCCATACCAATACCAAACCCTAAACTTTTTGCTTTAGGACCTTGTAATGATAAAACATCATTTGCATCTGCTGTTTTTCCACCACTGAAAACTCTGGCTTTCATGTCTTCCCAGGCCTGCTGACCTTTGCCAGATTCAGTGTCCAAATCTACCCCTTGCATTGCTGCTAAAAACTTTTTTTCTGTATAGTCTAATTCTCTACTTATTTCTAATGTAGCCATGAGTTCTGGCATAGATAGTGATAATTCTAGTTCTTGATAGTCTTTCCATATTCCTAATAAAAATACTTCAGACTCTAGTTTGGCTAGATCTAGGGTTTCCCAGGTTTCCCCGCTTTTTTCTGCTTGGTCTTTTACTGGTTCCTGAGATACTTTATTAATCTTAATTCCAGCAGCAGCGTCTAGGATAATATATATATTTGGCAAGTCAAAATTATCTTCAACATCCTCTACGCTATTTGATATTTTAGGATAAAACTGCTTCATGCATATTCTTACACAATTTACTAAAACCTCTATAGCGCTCTCATCATCTTTGGCTTCTTTTATAGAATCAAAAGCAACCATAAAATCTCTAAGATGTTTTATCTTAAGTGGTATTATTTCTAACTCAGTACCATCAAACAATTTTGCAGTCTGGGTTTTATAAATAGTAGTTGCCATAGGTATTTTATTCTATCATAAAACTTTGATGTTTTAGATAGTTTGATATTCTTCTATAATGGTGCAATTCTATATGATCATCTACCCCATGCTGAATTCTATTAACGTCTAGGTTGATTATTTTAGTTATTGGAACAGGCTTATCTAGACCAAACTTTTCACAGTATTTATGCAAAGATTCTACAAAAATATTATGCTGCAATAGTCTTTCATCATATGGTACATATCCTCCAGTGTTTTTTCCCATATAGACCTTAAACTGTGGAAAAGGTTCCATAAATATTATTCTATTATTAGGAAAATAATCAAAAGTTTTATTCATATACCTTAATACACATTCATCTGTATTTAAAGTTTTAGGTAGTCTATTTTTAATATCAACATATCCTAGCCAAGGTATTATTACATCACTACTGTTTAAATTTTGCAAAATATCATATTTACTATAGTCAAAAGCCCAGGCAGTTTTACCCTGCTCAGAACAATATGTTATCTTGTTATTAGGAAGGCTACTCACCTCTAGCCTATCTGTATGTGAATCTCCAAATATATATATCATATACCTTCACTTTTTAAAACCATTTAATAATTCTATCATAAAAACAACAAAACCCACCATTTTACTGGTGGGCTTGTCGCTAATAAATTAATTTATTATGATGCTGGAGTCCATGTACGATCAACGATCTTACCGTATGATCCAGAAGTATCTTCTGGTAGCAAGCGGAATGTAACTTCAAACATTGTAGCAGCATCACGCTTAGCAGATACTGTTACATTTTGGATAGACAGAGCACGGTATGCTGAATAGACACGCTCTACAAAAGCAGAATCTTCGCAATCACCAGTTCCTGGACCTACCGCAACAATACCACGTTCTACAGGACATTCTCCAATGTCACCAGCAGACAAGTTAAGTTCTTGTCCATTAGCAGTTGACTTTACTCCATTAAGATTTGATTCGGAATAAGCCAATGAAAGGAGAAGGTTCTCTAGTGTGGCTTCAGCAAAAGCAGTTGCAAGATTAACTTGCATGCCTTGCTTATAAAGTTTAGCAACGTCAAGAACTTGGTCTACCTGGACTTCGCCGAAGTCTGGTTGGAACTGCAATTCAAGACCGTTCATGGTGTAACCTACGTTTGTATATTCTGCAGTGTTATCAGAAAGAGTATCTCTGAATGACTCATCTGCTACAAAAGACTCCAATGTATTTGGAGTTAAGGTTGTGTCTGCAACAAAAAGTGCTGCTGCACCAACAATAATGTTGGTAGACGTTCCACGTGTATATGCCATATTATGTCACCTCTTTTTCTTTGAAATTTGGCGTTGTTTCCTCATCAATAATTATAACAGCCTTTTTACTTATAGCGGCTGGTGGCTGTGTCTGTTGAGTGGTAGTCGTACTCTATGATTATCTTATTAACAAAAACAGTTCTAGCGGAAGCCAGTTCAGCAACGTCTCTGCTCTCATCTGCCTGAAAAACCTTTAAATTATGAAATTTGACATTTAGTGGGGGAACCTTATCCTGGTTTGCCCCTAGCCACTTGTTTAAATCTTCTGCTGCTGCATCTTCTCTATCTAGGCAGTCTGAGATCACTCTCAATGCCCCGTATAAAGTGTCCATGTTAGTCGAATACAAGAAATAAATAAGTTGCTCTCGCTTGTGCCTATAGAAAGCATTTGGTCTTAATCTAATAAGCCTATCATACATTATAACAACTGAGTCAGTTTCTTGTCTTATATAAACCTCATCATTATATATATCTTCAATATTAATTGGGCCAGTAGATGGGAGGATTGGCATTAATGGAGAATTGGATGACATAAGCCCAAACTCTTTGAGTTCATTAAAAATGTATGCATTTAAGAACGTTGGGGGGAACGCTGTCTCTTCTGTAATACTTAATACCATAAGACTATTCTACACCAATCTTTGCATTAATAATCCATTTATATCCCGTGCTCAAACCAACACCTTTTCCACCTCTAGATCCAGCCTTTAGGTTTTGCTTATATATCTTAGGGTTTTCTAGATAATCAAATAAACCACTTGCTTTTAAAAATGATTGCTTAAAATAGTTATTCATAAACTCATCCATGACTCTTTCAAAAGATCCTTTGACTTCAGTGCCTCCTGGATTGGGAATCGTAACTGCCTTTTTGGTAAATATAGTTTCTCCATCGATATTAAACTTTAGTGCAGATCCTGGTTTTGGATGAATTCTTATTTGGGATCCTGCTTCCATTATTTTTGCTTTCTCATAAAATGGCTCATTAGAATTTTGGCTTAAACTCTTTGATTGTTTAAAAGATGAGTTAATAGATATTTTTGAAGAGTTAACTGTATAGGTTAAATCAAAAAGTCTTGCCCCTGGACTGCCAACCTGATACCATTCATATATATGGTGTAATGCTTTTGGGTTTCCTCTTGCAGATATATCTATATAGTTTGCTAAAACTTCTATGCTTGATTTTGCTAAATTATTTAAAAACTGAGACTTGCCATTTTCTACTCCATCTAAAAATCCAAAAGAGTATTCAACAATATTAACTAATTGCTTTTCTAAACTTCTACTATCCAGACTTACTCTCATTAGTCACCTACTGTTTGGTTTTCTGCTCTACGCAATAAAACCTTAAAATATTCTATTGATCCAAATGGATTTATAAATGGCTCAAGAGTTCCAACCTCATAAATAGTTCCTTTACCAGCACGGCTTCCTGCAGTTTCTAAATAAATGATATTGTCAGAGGCAGATCTAATATTTGTTACAAGTATGTTTGACATAGCGTTACTGCCATTTTCACTTGATATTCTAATATCTTCTTTTATTCTTGTAACTAACTTATTTTCAAACTGCAAAAATGTAGCAGGCTTTAGATCTTCCTGACTCATTGATCCAACTGGAGTAGCATTGCAAACTATCGTTCTATCATATCGCCATTCTTTTTTTGCCTGCCCATATTCGCTTTGGCTAATAATTGGATAGTATACATCTGCCTTCATTGGAAAAATGAAATCAGTTTTATCTAGACATTCCACTATAGAATACCAATTCTCGTTATCTGCTTTAGATATTTGCTAAGAATTTTATCAACCATCATATTGCCAGTGCCATCTAGCATGGTCTTGTCAAATTGCATTTTAAACTGGTCCGTAGAATATGAGGTAACATATCTCTTGTAGTAATCTAGTTTTCCACATTTTAAATCTTCTATTAATAATTTTGTCGCATACTCAATGTCTGCTGGAATTGCTTTATATCCAGTATCCAGAATAAATGTATAGTCATATCCCTGTGGAAATGCTACGCCAGCATAACCATAAAATGCTAAGTTACCAACTGATACAGGTATAGTTATTGGTCTTGATTCTGATCTATTATAAAGATTAGTTTCCACTCTTTGTATTGCAGAATTATCCAAAGTAACAACATAGGTATACTCATTTGATTCTGCATCAATGTCATACACTAATACGTTGTTTTCATAAACTTTAAGAACTCTGTTTACATCTTCCCAAACTGGAAAATAGTCAGTTCCCATTCCGATTGTCTGTAGGATATGCTTGTTATCATAAAAGCCTCCATCAACAATGCTATCAATAATTGATCTTGCAGCCAACTCAAGCATTTTATATTCTTGATATTCTGAAGCAGTTGTTGATAAACTGGCTGGATCTACATATGGTCTTAATATGTCAAGGTTACTATCAACGACAACTTCTTCATCAGCATCTATGACTCTAAATAAAAATGTTCTATCAAACTGTGTGTTAGATCTTGGGACCGTATATGTTATTTGGGAATTTGCATCTGAAGTTACTGAAATATTTTCAAATGAGTGGTCAACTAGATCTTCTATATATATTGAATATTCAGCATTAGCCTCTGGGACATCCCAGGTTGTTACTATTGGAAATGGTGGTAATCTAAAAACTTCCATTATTTACGATACTCCCTTGCTACCTCTTCAGGTGTCGCTGATCTTACTGCCTTGTGTTTTAGCCAAACCTTTGCCTTTTCTTTTGTGACAATATTATAGCCCTTGGTCAGTTCTCCTAGTTCAGAAGATCTTAAACTGTGTGTAGCAAATACTGCAACTGTTTCTGCTGGGTCTTCTACTTTTTGGTCTATATTTGTTTCTTTTGGAACAAAGCAAAGTATTACTTCTAAAATTTCAGCCTTGGTAGATACACCATACAAGTCTATATTATTCTTTTTGGCATACGACTTTAACTCAAATACAGTCTTCTTGCTTAAATCTGTTGCTAATGACACGGTTATCCTCCACTGCTATTATATCAGAATATGACTAAGGGGGACAGTTTTTACGCTGCCCCCCTAATCTATGAATCTAGAGATTATGAATCTGATGCAGCATCTGCGTAAGCGATTGCATCAAGTTCTTCCCATTGAATTCCGAAACGAACGAATACTGTGTATTCGATTGTGTCCTTCTTTGGTTGGTAGAAACGGTTTACAGTGATATCACGTTGGAATCCCCATACACGGTTCTGTGGGAATGTCAAATCGACATATCCTGCAGGGTAGTAAGGAACTTCTTGTACGTCAACACCGAGAACACGAGTTGTACGTGCTCCACCGAATGTCTGACCATTACCATCAAGGTAGTTTTGACGGTTTGTCTGAGTGCTTCCAGGAATTTGTCCTGTAAGTGCTTCAGCAACTGCGTCTGCAAGTGTACCATTATGCTTTACAATTCCTTGGAATGCATCTGTACCAGCATAGAACTTAAGATTGTTCTTGATTGCACGATACTTACGTGGCATTGCAAG